TCGGCTTCGCAGTACTGACAGCATACAAAGCCGGCACCTATACTCCCGGCATGGAAAATGATATCCAGGTGTATGACAAAAAGAATGCGGAGGATTTTATCCAGTCTCTGCTTGCAAATTATAATCAGGTGCAAGGAATTAAATCAAAGGAAGAGCCACAATTAACATTTGCGGAAGTATACCGGAAATTCAATGTTAAAAAGTTTGGGCATGAATACGATGCGAAAAAAGTAAAACGTACCAGCTTAGAATATACGCTACGCGCAGGATTCAAGAACTCTGCTGCCCTACACAACAGAATTTTCACAGAGCTTGTTACAGACGATCTACAGGAAGTAATGGACGCTTGTCCACTCAGACACGCCAGCATAGAACACATCCAAAATCTATACTATCACATGTACAAGTATGCTATGGCAAACAATTTATGTACAAAAGATTATTCGTCTTATGTCGAAATCACACAGGATGACGATGACGAGCATGGCATTCCATTTACTGATGAAGATTTGAAGAAATTGTGGGAAACAAAAGAAAATGAAGTGTCCGAGATGATTCTGATCATGTGCTACTCCGGCTTTCGAATCTCTGAATATAAGACTTTAGAAGTCCATTTGAAAGAACGTTATTTTTTGGGTGGTATCAAAACGGATGCTGGGAAAAACAGAACCGTTCCGATTTATTCCGGGATTTTAAATCTTGTAAAGCACAGGATAAAAGTACAGGGTTATATCCTGCCTGATAGAATCGATATATTCCGGGATAAGATGTATGCGCAACTGTCCGCACTTGGAATTGAAAAGCATACTCCACATGATTGCCGGCACACATTTTCAAAATTGTGCGAAAAATATAAAGTCGCGGAGAATGATCGAAAAAGAATGCTTGGACATAAGATAGGTGATATTACAAATGACACATATGGTCACCGGACATTGGAAGACTTAAGAAATGAGATTGAAAAAATAGAAATCAATTTGTTGTAAGTGTGTTGTAAACGGTTCGATTATTCTACCTGAAATCAATTCTTTTTTGATTGCATTTTATTCGACAAAAAGCCCGTGGTTGACACGTTTTTTGAAGTTTTTGCGTCAACCACGGGAATCTTTGAAAATCAATAAATCTTAAGATTGCTTAAGAAAAATAGTATTTTTTTTAAATTCGCTATAATGTACACAGATCAAACAACTTAAAAATGGAAAAGAAAGGGACGACAAATATGGAACAGGCTGATATTTTAATTGTGAACGATAACCTCGAAATCCAGAAAATTATACAGATTTTACTGACGGGAGAAGGTTTTCGGGTGACAGAGGCAGAGGATGGAGAACAGGCGCTTCAGAATTTGAAAAAGGTTGGATTCGACCTGATCATTCTGGATATTATGATGCCCGGTATGGATGGATATCATACCTGTTCAGTGCAAAAACAAAGGACAGCGATAAAACACTTGGATTTTCCAGCGGCGGGG